ACCTACAACACCTATCAGGGCTTGGCCATCAGCATCGGCGGTAGCAGGGCGGGCCGTGGCGACAACGGAGGCAAATCCGCCGGGGGCGGCCCTTGGGGTGGTGCCGGTGGTGGTGGCGGTTCCGTTTACGGAAATGTCGGGGGTGGTGCCGGTGGAGACGGAGTGACTACAGATGGCGGTGATGGAGGTCCGGGGTCAGCGTTCTCCTACGACAACATTTCCACCTACTACTCCGGCGGGGGTGGTGGCGGATCGTACAGTACCAACGTGGCGTCTGGTGGAGCCAACTCCGGTGCTGGTGATGGTGGAACCCACAGTGGAGGCATTCCGGGCACATCGGTTGGTGGCTCTTCGGCCTCAGCCAACAGTGGCGGTGGCGGTGGCGGGGGTGGTGGCGCTTCTGGTGGTGGCAATGGCGGCACCGGGATCGTGATCGTTCGCTATGCGACTTCTTAGGAGGACTTATGGCTCACTTCGCTGAACTAGACGAGAACAACGTCGTCCTACGGGTCGTGGTCGTATCCAACGATGTGACCACAATCGACGGTGTCGAAGTTGAACAACGAGGCATCGACCACATGGACGCCATGCTCCCCAACTCGGGGACATGGATTCAGACCTCGTACAACGGCAACATCCGAAGCCGGTATGCCGGTGAGGGGATGATCTACCACCCCGCCCTTGATGCGTTCTCCCCGCCGCAGCCCTACCCGTCGTGGACGCTGAACGAGGAGACAATGTTGTGGGACCCACCGACCCCCGACCCGACGTTCACGAACCCCGAAGAGGGCGTGTTCCACGACTGGGACGAGGACAATCAGGAGTGGCTCCGGCGTGAACTATGACTGGATCGACCCTTTCATCTGCCAGTACCAGTTGGAGGACACAACGGCGTGTCGAAACACGCTGGAGAGTATTGAGCAGTCGTCACGGTGGTACCGGTCGGGCTTCACCGACGACCCTGAACCAGAAAGCCGAACGTCTGACCAGTTGAACTTCAGCGCCGACTGCCCACCGCCGGAGCAGGAACCGCTGTTGGACTTCGCCCAGGAGTGTCTTGACCACTATCAGGTAGAACGGCCATGTGCCGCCAACGGCGCACCGTTCAGCCTCGCCCCGGAGGGGTACTTCATCCTCCGATACAGGCCCGGTCAGGCGTACCACCATGTCCACGCTGACATGGGCTGGCCGGGAGCGGCCCACCGACATCTCACAATGTGTCTATACCTGAACACCGTTCCCGAGGGCGGGGAAACAGAGTTTGTTCAGCAGGGCATCAAGGTTTCCCCCGTTGAGGGCGCAGCGGTGATCTTCCCGGCAACGTGGACTCACTCGCACCGGTCGCTGGTCGCCACAACCGACCGGTATGTCTTCAACCTGTTCTGGGGGTTTGGCGGTCGATTGGAGGCCAACGAATGACCAGTTACATCAGCCGCACAAAGTGGGACGAGGCGACGACCTCATGGGTGGAGATCACTGAATGACTTTTTACAACCCACACCTTGTTATATGGATGGAGACTACTGAATGACCGAAACTGTGACTGTGATCAACACACCCTTCTTAGAAACCCCCGCCCCCGCCTGCACTATACAAACAGGTGGTACAGCGTGCCCTTTTTGTGCAGCGCCCATGCAACGTGCAGGCTCATGTCTGGTGTGCCCGATGTGCGGTGAAACGAGCGGTTGCTCCTGATGGAATGGGTCGGCTTCGCAGGGCTGGTAGCCGCCGCTCTCATAAGCGGCGTCTTTGCGGTAGTCGCTTCCAAGTATCGCCGTGAAAATACAGCGCAGCATGCAGCGAACCAGGTTCGACTTGACGCCATCGGCCGTGACATATCTGAGATCAGCAAGGATGTCCGTTCTGTGCGTGAGTGGCAGCACCGCCATTTGGAGTGGCACGCCGAACAGGGGGGCTAGCCCATGGCCTACCGGTCTACCCTTGACTATCGGAACCCGGGCCATTACAGGCCTGGCGTATTCGATCTCACATACCGGAACAGCCACCCGTACCGGGTCGAAGCCCAGTACCGGACGGGCATTGACGACCCGATAGGTGATACCGGTTCGGGTGTTGACGCTCAGACGCTCTCAGTCGTCCTCACACCGTCCGACACGGGCTCCGGGGCGGAGGGAACGTATCCCGCCATCTCTGTTACTTTGGATGGCGGTGGGCCGGTTCTGGAGTGGGTTACAGGGATCACGGATTCCCAGAGTGTGGGTGTTGCGGGTACCGATACCGGGTCCGGGTCTGAAACTGAGATCAGCGGGATTGCTGCCACCGATTCGGAAGCCCTCAACTACTGGTATGGGACTCAGCAGGGGTACCGGAATGATGTCGCCTACCGGTCAGCGAAGCAGTACCGGGGTGCCGGGTCCTGGATTACTATTGGCCAAACCCAGGCGGACACTGGTTCTGGCACGGACCTCACGGTCTCGTTTGACAGTGCATTGTCAGTTACTGAGACACTGGCCTACCTGGACGCCCACGGGGTTTTCCTTTCCCAGACCGACACTGGTGCTGGGGCGGAGGCCCTGGCGGCCGTCAGCCTTACGGTGGAGGAGGTCGCTGCATTCCTGGAGGCGGTGGGGGACAGGACTCTCAGCGTGGAGGAACTGATGGACCTGGCAGAGAACACGGGTGGGGCGATTGGTACCGTTGCCGGGCCCTTGAGTTTGCGAGTAGATTTGCACTATAGGACAAACAGGGCTGGAAGATTCCCGGGAAGAATGAGGTCTAGGCGGTAGTGGCTACCAATGTTTCTGTGTCTCTGGGCACGCTGATTGACGAGACTCTGTCAAGACTGTACCGGCATTCGGAGCGTCCTTTGCAGGTCACCATGTCTGGTGCGCCTAGCGGCGCTGCCGACACCACGCTGACGTTGACGACTGGGGACGCTTCCAAGATTTCGATAACAGACGTTATTGAGATCAACCAGGAGGCGATGCTGGTCACTGCGGTGGATACCGCTACTGACACTTTGACGGTGGCCCGGGGTTATGCGGGAACTACCGCTGTGGGCACCCATGCGGGTACCGACCCGGTCCTGGTTCAACCAGGGCATCTGCGGGCCGACATCTCCCGCTTTGTGCAGCGTTGTGTGTCTGGTCCCATGAACATCTACCTGCCGTACATAACGAACGCCACCATGTACCGAACCACAGGGAAGCAATACATTGAGATGCCTGCGGCCACCCAACGGGTGTTGAGTGTCCGGCACATGATCGGGATTACCGGCAGGATCATCGACGTTGGGGGGTGGCAGTTTGAGGAAGACCTCCCGGCGGGCCTGGTCACTTCTGGCAAGGCTGTGAGGGTCCCGTCCACGGTGGAGAACGACGATGCTCTGATTGTGGTTTCGGTGGAGCCCTACGCCTGGTCGGTGGTGCCTCCGGCGGAGAGTTCCACTTTGAGTGTGCCGTTGGCTACTGAGGATTTGCCGTCGTTGTGGGCTGCGGCCTATGCGATTACTGGGCATGAGATCACCCGCCTAGACTTGGATCAGATTGAGGAGTGGAACCAGGACGCTGCTGTGAGGCAGGGGTTCAACGTGCGGCTTATGCGTGAGTTGTGGGGCGAGTTCTACCGTCGGATTGACGAGGCCCGGCGGGTTCAGAATGTGCCTCGTAACAGAACATTCCGTAAGATGCCGAAAGTAATAGTCTGAGGTGAACCATGGCTAGGCAATACATCAACTTCTGCGAAGGAACATTGAACGCCGGTATAACCGACGCTGCTACTACTGTCTATGTGAACTTCGCCACCAACTCTGCGATCCCTGACGATACGTCCTGGGGGGCAGGGGACTACATGGTCATGGCTATCGACCCGGAAGCGGTCCAGCATCAGCCTGAACTGGTAAAGGTGACCGCTATCACCGGGTCTGGCCCGTATACCTTGACGATTGCCAGGGGTGGGACAGAAGCGGAGACCGGTTCCAACCTGGGCGGTGGCGCTGCTGCTGCCTGGGACAGTGGCCGCAAGGTCGTGTTCCCGGCGACGGCCCTGAGTTATGCGTAATGGCGCACACAGTTGGCGGCGGAAAGTTAGGCGGCGACGGGATCGCCGGGGGGACACTTCACGACACTCCAACTGTCGTTGTTGCGGCTATAACCACGGCGACATCGAACCCCCTCACAGTCTCATGGACATACACGCAGGCCCAGGGAGATTCCCAAGAGTATTACCGGGTTCGATACACCAACGACGCTGGTTCCGTTGAGTACGACAACACCGGGTGGGTAGCGGGCGCTGGCACCACCCACGCCACCGATCTGGCAGCCATCTATGGCGGGGCGCTGGATCTGCATGGCAACACTGATCTGACTGTTGAGGTCACGGTTCGTGGCCCGCAGGCTATTGGTACCGGGGACGCCGATTATTACACCAGCGCCCCTGACACGGAGGACATCAACACACTGAACCTGGGGGAACCGACCCTCACGCCGGGTGATGTCCTGTTTGGGGCGACCAACAAGGGGACTGCTTCCACTTATGTGATGAACTCGCTAGCGGCAATGACCCTAAACTGGACCTACGCCCATGGGGGTACGGGTGAGGCCCAGCAGGCGTACCGGGTCAGGCTGTTGGAGTTTGAGACCAGCGTTGAACTGTTCGACACCGACTGGGTGACCGGTACTGCATCGTCCTACGTCCTGAACTATGCGTTCCTGGACGACTTCAAGTATAAGATCCTGGTTCAGGCCAGGAACACCAACCGGGTACCGACAACGTAATGGCTGCCGATGAGATTGTCCTGGAAACGGACTTCACGGAACCGGCCAGCATTACTGCGCTGTCCACTGTCGGAACGGTGTATGACATAGCCATTGACGGCACCGGGTACATCCTGGCTGAGACCGCTGAGGGGGAGGGGTACGAGAAGACCACCATCCCTCTGATCCCTGACCGGTTGGCTACGGGGGACACCCCGTTCGACCAGGCAGTGGAGCGGTATTCGTTCGGGTCGGGGGACTCCTGGGTGGGGGGCCAGGGCCAGACGTTCCTGAACCGTCAGGACAGCGACTCTACGATGTTCCTGTCTAGCGAGGGCCTGGATCCGTTCTCTGAGCCGGGCTCCATCAAGTTGTTGCCGTCGACCCCGGAGATGTTCAATACCACCTTCGCTACACCCAGGCTGGTGGTGGTCGGGACAACCCTGTATGTGCAGACCGCCGCTGACCAACTCACCCATTTCACCGATGTGGGAACACCCGGTGCTGGGACAGCGATTGACCATGAACACGGTGGTGCTGCTGTAACGATCACGGATTTGACAACCGACGGTCAGTATTGGTATGCGGCCTGTGGTACTAAAGGGATCCTGAGGGGGACCACCTCTGCTATCACCACCCAGTGGGATGCTGCTGTGGCCCACACCATCTCTTACGCAGCGGGCCGGATCTGCGCCGGGGTGATCGCCAACAGTTCAACGACCCCCAACCGGTTCACCACCTACTCCATTGGCGGGGCCGGTGATACGGGAACAGAGGAACGCTCCGGTGGCCACCTGACATTGGGTAAGGGCTGGACTGTGGGGAGTTTCGCTGAGGCCAACGGGCATATCTACTTCTGCGCCCACAAGGGCAACAGGGGCATGGTCTACGCCTGGCCCCTGGGCCTGGACAGTAGTGGCAACACCCAGTACCCGTTCGTGGCCTGGGACATGCCACCTGGTCTGTCCCCCCGGGAAGTGTTCGCCGCTGGGGGCTCCATCTTCGTGCGGGCCTACCGGCAAAGTACCGGTAGCACCGGCACCGCATACATCTACAGGGGTGTGCCGGACCCGCAGACCGGGGCTCTGACCCCGTTCTTTATCACTGAACTGGCGGACAAGGCCACCACCGATGACCATGTTGTGGGTGAGTTCACTGCCAGAGACAACCAAGTGTTCTGGGGGTGGAAGAAGATGACTTCCGGGGACAAGACAGGCCTGGGGTGTTATGACCTGGAGACCGGCGGGTATGTGAAGTTCTTTGAGTCGGACGACGCTACTGCTGGCGATGTCTACGGGGCGGACGTATGGCAGGGCCGTGTGGTTTATTCGGTGGGTGGGACGGGCGTCAAGAAGGAGTCGACCACTGCGTTCCTGAAAGACGGGACCCTGATTGGGTCTCGTATCGACGGTGGGAGCGCCCTGGCTAAGGGCTGGGACGAGATTATTGTTCTGACTACCCCGATGGGGGCAGCAGTCGGTCCCGACATTTGTGCCGTTACACCGTATGTGTCGACCAACGAAGGGACGGACTATACGACCCTGTCCACGTTGGACACGGAGACAGGAACCTCTCAGAGTACGAGGCTGTCGTCGTCGTCCCGGTCTCTCCAATACAAGATTGTGTTTGAGGGGAGCGGTGCGTCCACCACGACCTTGAACTTTGTGCAGGTCAAGTACCATGCCATCGGTCTGCGTGACACAGTGGTGTCAATCGTTGTAGATTGCGGGGACAGCGTGCGGGGGCTGAATGGTCACCCCCTACCTGAGAACGCTCCGGGGGCTGGAACCCTGCGGGCCAGGACCCTGGCAGCATTGACACAGAGGCGAGTGAACTATCAAGACATTGACTGGCCGATTACCAAGGCTGCTGAGGTTTATGAAGTGTTGCAGGTCCAGACAAGAGCCCTGGGGGTCTACGATAGATCGCAGGCGCTCAAGCGACATCGCCTATTGGCGACGGTTGTTCTAAGAAAAGCGGACTAATGAAGGGGTAAGAATATGTTTACTAAGGATCTTGTAGAGAGACTGGCAGCCACATTTCTGCAGGCTGCCCTGGGGGCCATGACCTCCAACTCAATGTTCGACCTAGGGGTCGACCAGTGGAAACTGATGGCGGGAGCCGGGTTCGCTGCGGCGTTGGCCGTCCTGAAGGGCGTTATAGCCCAACGGATAGGCACTAAGGGAACCTCGTCCTTGACCGACTGATGTCAAACGAGGTGGTTTGCCCTAACTGCGAGTTCAAGCCGGACCCTGGGGTTCGCTCTACGATCTGGTGCCCGGAGTGTGGCAAGTCATTTGACCCGGCGAGAACCAGAGAGGCCTTGGCTTCTATCTCTGTAAATAGTTTCATAGGCGCTGCGAGCCTCAGCCCAAAGATGGAGAAGTTCCAAGAGACTGGTGATCCAGCGGTGTTCGCCAAACCTGGTGCGCTGGACTACGACCCGTCGTTGGTGGGCTAGTGCCCTAGCCCTCAAACGGTTCCAGGTTGTCGTAGTAGGCACCGTCTAAGGCCTGATGCCGGTAATGGGGTATGAACATCTCCCCATCTGGGGTCTCATGCCAGACATCTATCCGCTGGGGGCCGCAGAGGCATTCCCCTGTCGGGTGGACCTCATGGGTGAACCCTATTTCGGTGGGGGCGTAGTGGAACGAGGTCGGGTGCCCTTCGGTGCCTGTTTGGGTCGTCCAAACAGCCCAGGTGTCGAAACCTGCTACTAACCCCATGGTGTCTCCGTCAGCCGTTCGATGGGTGTTCGGCGAGGAAGGTCTCGTAAGCCTCCGGGCTATTCAAGACAATCATAATCCCTCCTGAGGTGTCCGGCCCCCTGCCGATGGTCATGCTAATGGTGCCGACAAGGGTGCCGACCGCTACTAAGAGCCCTGTGACCGCTACGAGAAGTTTGGTGACCCTACCCATGGGGTCAATCTACATCTAGATGGGTGATCGCTTCCACGGGAACCAACACCTTCTCCGCTGCGGAGGTACCCGCACACCGGACACACAGGCCCAACCACCCGCCAGACCGACTGATTGCATAGGCAACCCGATCACCACAAGAACACGAACCCAGGCGACGGTTCCTGTCACCCATGGCTTCCCGTTTGGCCTCCCACTTCGCCCTCAGAACGGCGGCGTCTTTCTCTCGCTCCGCAAGGAGCGCCTCTCTGGTCATCGTCCCTTCACCTATTGGTGTGAGCACCATGGTTTCCTCTCAGTTCCAATCTTTCATCTTAGAGATCCAGAACTGGCGCTCGTCTATCTCCGCTTCTCTGCGTCGGAGCCGGATCTGGCGGTAGATCAGACTACAGAAGATCCAGGTGTTACAGAGCATAAGAAAGGTGTTGAGGCTCATACTTCTGGGACCTCCAATCTTGTTTGACACTCTGATGTCAACCAGAGTTGTTTGACGAGGGCGTGTATGGCAAGGGCAGGAATGTCGGCTTCGTCAGCGATCCTGGTGAAGTTGTCTAGGTCGATGATCCACTTGCCCTTGCCATTCCGGTCCCTACGGACCCGTTCTACGGCTATCAGTTCCCAGATGGGGACGATGAACAGGCGGGGCTGCCGCTGGTCCTCAGGTAGGTGATGGTCGTGGACGTTGTCCCGGAGCAGGAAGAACACATGGGGGTACTTGGTGCAGGCCCGTCGAACAGTCAGTTCGTCTATTACGAACAGGTTACGTTCAGGGATCCCGTCGATCAGGTGCCAGCGTTGGGTGTAGTTCTGGTTCTTCTCCTTGATTTCGACGTAGTAGCCCGGTACCCAGATGTCCAGGTCATCGGTGGCGTCGAACCGGGTAACAACCGGTACCCCCAGGGACTCTGCCACATACTCCTCGTAATGCCGGGCGTTGGAGAAGTCGTGGACCTTCTGTTCCCGGGTGCGCTTGTAGGGCTCACTCATCGGCCAGTTCCTCTGGCACAACGAGCATGTTCCAGGCCTCCAGTAGTTCGTACAGGAACTCTGCGTCCACGATTGCCACGGTGCCCGGTGACATCGCCAGTCGTCTGTCTCCGTCCGCAGCCACGATGGCCCACTGGTAGTCGACATCCATGTCGACGGCGACCAGACGTATCTTCCGCACCCAGTCCCGTATGTCCCACTGCTTGCGGTGCTTGGCCTCCACGGGGAACGGCACCCCCACGAAGTCGTTGGATTTGTTGCCCGGCTTGGCCCTGTCGGCGTCGGGCCATATCTCTTGCAGGGCGACAAGGACTTCATTCTCAAAGGCGGTACCTTTGGATCGGGCAGGGTTTGACATTGCACTTCAGTCTACTGCTGGGGGTACCCAGCCTTCGGCCAATGCCTCTGCGAGCCGCCCGCCGGGTAGGAAAATACCTTGGACATCGAAGTCCTCTAGGGCCGTTCGGATCTTGGCAGCAGCGTTGCGACCGGCCAGGTCATCATCCAACAGGAGGAACGTGGTCTGGTAGGGCCACACGTTGAACCAGCGGGCTTGGATGGCTCCTGCTCCTGCTGGTACACCGTAGACAGCGTGGTGTTCGTCGTTCTTGAGGGCCTTGGACAGGCACCAGGTGTCTGACTCCCCCTCACAGATCCAGGCGTGGGTGGCTTCTGGCCGGTGCAGGACGCTGTATAAAGCCGTGGTAAAGCGGCTCCCTTTGACGCTCATCTTGTTGTCTGCTCCCATGGTGGCCCTGGTCTTTACGCCCACAATCTTGCCCTCATGCCAGAACGGGATCCACAGGGAATACTGGGTGACCTTGATACCGAACGACTCAACATCGTCCAGGGTCAAGTAGGGCCACTTCCTCGCCACCATGTCCCGGGCGTTCTGCCGGGGTGTGGCACAGCCTGCCGGTTCGTCGTTGAACCTGTCGGTCAGGTCGGGCAGCGCCTTGGGGGCCATCTCATCTCGTTTGCCATCCATCCCCTCTGCTTGACAGATGAATGTCAAAGCACGCCAGAAGTTGCAGTTCAGAACCAACTTCACGAACTCAATCTGATCCCCGCCATGGCCGGTGGAGAAATCGTAAAAGTCGTACTCGTAGATGTGGAGGCTGGGCACGTTCTCGTCGGGGTTGTTGATCGACCGGATCTTGTGGCTACTATCCGGCGGGTCAAGGGACAGAAGGTCCAGGACGGTCTCCATGCGGACCTCTCTGGCGACCTCCTTCATTTCGTCCAGTTCAGTCTCCACCGAACTCCCTCTTTCGTTCCTGTGTCATAAAGTGGTTTGCTTCCACCGCCGCCTTGTGTTCAAGGCAGGTGTACAGGCGTACCACATGGATGCAGCAGTCGAAGTCGCATTCGTCCTCCTCCTCAGAGGTTGGAATCCCGTCGTGGGTGTCGCACACGGGCGGACCAATCCACCCGTTCTTCATTCCCAACCGGAGCCAGGACAGGAACACCCTTCTCGCCCTAAGTCCCATGACGCCCATCAGAACTCCAGTTGTCCGCTAGGTAAATCGGAGGGCATGGGAACGATTGACCCGGTCTGTGTGTCGAAGTGGTGCCGGACACCGTCCGGGTAGATCCCGCCTGAGGAGCGGGTCTTGAGAAACTGGAGGCGAAAGTCGTCCTCCATCGCCGCCATCATGTCCGGGCCCAGGCTGGGGTTCAGGCAGGGCCGGAAGGCCCCTGCCACATAGTCGGCGGACATCTCCCCACCGAATCGGGCGTCGGTCATGGTGAGGGGCTGGTGGCCCTGGTTGTTGTCCCCCCGTTTGACCTGGTGTAGGAGTACCAGAGCGATGTCCTCCTTGCGTGCGAAGTCCTTGAGGGACCACCCCAGTTTGTCCACGCTCTCCATCTGGCTCATGCCGGGGGCCCGAACGAGTTCCATGTAGTCAACAACAGCGAGCCTGGCTGGTTGACCGAAGGTGGCGGCGTACTCCTCTAAGGCCTCCCCCATGGCTCGTACCGACAGGCCGGGCTCGTCCTCTATGGCCAGCATCGGGTACCGCTTCTCCGCCATGACCACCCCGGCGGCCTCCCCCGTTGCCGATAATGACCGTTCAATGTCAATCGTCGGGGTGTTGCTGGCTATCCCAGCCAGGCGTTGGAGTATGTACCGGGCGTGCATCTCCAAGGAGAAGAAGATCATCGGTGTGGTTTCGTCCTGGTTGGCAATCATGTTGAGAGCCCACCAGGTCTTGCCGACACTGGTGCGGGCCAGGAACAGGAACACTTCTCCGGGGGCTATGCCTCCGTTTGTTCTGGAGTCAAAGAGGGGATAGCCGGTGGGGACCCGGGTCAGACCAGATGTCGCCCACCGGCTCAACTCCTCGCCAACCTCCTCTAGTCGGCGTACAGACACAGCGGCTAGGAAGAAGAAACGCTGTAACCGGCGGGGATGTCCAGGCCCAGGTTCGAGAACACCCAGTCGGGGGCCCGGGTCATGAACTTGTCCGATTTGATCCAGAGGCCGATGTTCCAGGTCTTACCGTTGTTGTCTGGTGGGCCCTGGATGGTCTTGTGGCGGAAGTCGGGGCCAGCCGCAGACTTCTTGTCGCCAATGTTGTTGTGCCAGTTGTCCGGGTTGTTGACCAGAGCGTCTGCCCACTTGGCTTCCTCGTTGGAGGCGGCGTTGATGGGCCCGGCCTGGACCTGTGGCCCCGGCACAGGTGCCGGTGCTGGTACTGGTGCTGGTACCGGTGTTGCTCCCGGGAACACCTGGGTCACGACTACCTCAGCCGCAGCAGTGGTAGCCGCAGCGATCCTCTCCGTGAGATCGTTGTGGACTGTCTCCACCGTGGCCAGGTAGACGTTCGGGTCGGGGTTCCCGCAGCAGATGGAACCTGCCACCTTCGCCGCAACCTGGGCCACGATTTCGGCCTTTTCTTGGGGACTGTAAGCCATGTGCTGCTCCTCCTTAGGAGTCGGTTGGTTCCAGAGCCACACCGTAAGGGCACTTCAACCAGTGGTCGCAGAACCTTTCAGTGCAGAGGAACGATGTGGTATTCGGCAGGAAGGTGTTCCCTTCAAGCAACCCAGCAGTCAACTGGGCCTTTGACATCACAGCGTCAACCTGGGCCACGGTGCGTGGCGCATCTATCCGCTGGAAGTCTCCCTTCCATGAGGCAATGTCGTAAGTAAACGTGACATTGTCGTCCTGGAGGACTTCTTGCAGGGCTCCGATGTAGAACCCTGGTTGAGGTGTATTGCGGTGGCTTTCCTTGTTCTTCTGCCACTTCTTCTTGGCGCTCTTATGATCGACAATCCGGTACCAGCCGTCCGGGCCCTGGAGAACCAGGTCGACGGTCCCCTTCCTGGCCCACATGCCTTCCGTATGGGCGGCGTCCGTGAACAAGGGCAGCATCATGGACTTCTCCACCATCTTGACCTCGTACTCGTCTGGCCAGACCCGGCCCTGGTCGAAGTAGGCCACGATCAGAGCGGACAGCATGTTCTCAGCCTCGCTGAGGTCCAGGTCCATGCGCTTCTCACGGGCGGTTTCCTGTTGGAACGTCCAGGAGAAGATTTCCTCGTCGGCGAGGGCGATCTCCCTGCGGAGAGCAGACAGGGCTTCGGAGACACAGTCGCCCTTGTCGGCCAGGTCGCCGTTCATCCGACAGATGTAGTAGAGGGCCAGGCCTGCGTGGTAGCCGGTGCCCATGGCCCGGTTGATGTCCGACGTATAGACCCGGTCGGGGTCCTTGGAGTAGGACAGCCTTAGGTGGCAAATCTCAGCGGTGTTGATGTCGGACTGGTGGATCTCCCGTGGGCGGAACTGGTTCAGTTCGTGGGGGTCTATCAGGCCGGTGGTCTTGGGGGTCATGTGCGTACTCTCTGTCCATCGCTGCGGGCCTTGGCTACGGCCCAGTAGACCTGGTGTGGTTCCAGGTTGAGGTCAGTGGCGATGCGTTTGGCATTGTCGCCCAGGTCGTACCGCCGGATGATCTCTCGTTTCTGTCCCCGGTCGGTGGAAGGCCGATTCTTGCGGTTGGGTGTGACACCGTGGATGCCGAAGACGTAGTAGACCCAGCCCCGGGTCTTGCCCAGGACCTGGCTGATCTCCTGGGGGGTGAATCCGTTGATGTGGAGGAGGACGGATGTGGCTTCCTCTGGGCTCCAGCGGGCTTCTTGCCGTACCTGACGTACTGTCTCAGGCGTCACTGACAGAACCCGGGCGATGTCCTGGGAGGACAATCCGAAGGCCCACAGGTGCCGGACAGCGTCAGAGATTTCCTGCCCGTAGTACCCGGCCAGGCGGGCGTTCTCACAGGTACGTTGGACCTTGGGAGCGTTGATCCCGAACCGGTCCAACTGGATGCTCACAGGGGTGACAGAGTGATCCCCCTGGTCAACGCAGTAATCTCGCAGCAACACAGCGACCCAATCAGGGTCGGGGGCGTTGATGGACTGGGCGAGGGTGGTCTCTGTCTCCAAGGCTTCCTCCTGGTCCTGGCAGGCTCGCTTTAGGCGAGCCCTACCTGGTGGCTGGTCAGTGACAGATCAGTATAACGGGCGTTTTGGGGAAAGTGGTGGACTCTAGAACAGGGCTCCCTGAGGATCGTCCTTCCCTACACCGGGAGCCAGGAGAGCGTCCCAGGTCAGGGCACCTATAACCCCATCGGGTGTTAGCCCTGTCATCCTCTGAAATCTTTTCGCCGCACTGCCTGTACGCCACCCAAACACACCGTCTGGGGGCCCGGCGTCGAACCCCTTGGCTCCTAACTGACGCTGGGCCACCTCTACCGCCGGGCCCCGGGACCGTCGCCGGAGAGGCTTCCTGGCGACCTCTTCCCGGAGGCTCCAGACGAAAGCGAGGATGCCCCTGAAGTCGATTTTGGGTGTCGGCGGGTCGGTGAACGCCGGGGCCGGGAACCAGTCGCTAGCGTCCCTGGGCTGATGGTGCCACCACTCACCCCTCACGGTTGGCCTCAGCCCCATGGTCTGTGCTATCTCGCTGGCCCGCACAGTTGACAACTTCTTCCTGTTAGTTATGTGGAAGTCGACGGCGTAGCCGTAGCCGTCCCCGGGTTGCTGTTGGTGGAACGAGCCGACGAAGAAGCCGTCGGGGCGTTTCCAATCGGGATTAGCAGCGAGGTTGAATCCCTTTTTCCCGGCCTTGTAGCCATCGTAGAGTCGCTTTTGTTCTGCGTAGGACCGAACGCCACTGCTAACAACCATCCGCCCCTGGATCTCCGGGTGCCGGAACAATGCCACTAGCCGGTACTTGAGGGTGGGGTGCAGGAGGTCCACCTGGACCCACTTGCCCTTGATCGGGATGCCTTCCTTCTCCATGACCGGCCTACGCAAGAGGATACCGGACCTGACCCTGGGGCCAGACCGGTAAGCCCTTTTGACAGATTGGTGTCAAGTGGGGGGACGTAGAAAGGACCCCGCCCCGGCCTACCAGAGAGGAGGAACTCCTGGTAAGCGGGGACGGGGTCAGGGCAGGGGCCGTAGAGCGGCCTCTACCCATGGGACCGACGTACCACCCGGGGGGGAGAAGGTGGAGCGGGTCCCTGGTCTCAGGTCCTGATTGTTTCAAGGACCTTGTCGTGTTGTGTGCCATCACCAGAACAAACTACCACGGTGCTGGGCAGGCCACGACGATCAAGGGCAGTGTGAAGATCGGAGGCGAGGTCGGATACGACTTGCCTGACGGCCTCAGTCTCCTGGGCCTGTTGACAGCGAACTGTCAAGATTAGGTCTTCATGTTGCTTGATTCGCATTGGATTCCTCCATCTTCATTAGGGAGTGGAGTAGCGGGGAGTCGAACCCCGGTCCCAGGGAGTCCGCATGCGGTTGTTTCCCTGGTCGAACCCTTTCCTACCCCGTGGCGGGGAGAGAGCAGCGAACGAATAAACTCTGCTCCCTCCCCATGAACTAGCCGACTGGCACGCCGCCCTGGCCCGCTTGGTCTGTCCACGATTCAACGAACGCCCGCCCGAACTGGGTCGCAGCGTCATGCTCAATCATGGTGAAGACCTCACGGACGTAGGCAGCGGCCAGGCCTGGCATGCCGACAAACGCATTGTCGACCAGGTCCTTGGCAGCGTGAAACACCACCGGGTCGAACCTGACCTCAGACCTGATACGACGTTCTGCCGTAACCAGGCTCTCTAGCGTGGGTGTGGTCATGTTGACAGCCTCCTGTCAGTTGTGGTCACTGACCAGTGTAGCGTTGTCGCCTGACCCATCCTGGGTCACTCAGGGGCTCTGAGGGCCAGGCAAACGGGTCGTCAAACTTGACGGCCCGACGAGCCTGTTCCTGGTTGATCTGGTCCCTCCAACACCACAGGTACCCGATTGTGATACAGGTGGTGATGAGGAGCAGCAGGCTGAGGACGTAGACGACCCAAGTCATCAGATCATCCCCAGGACGAGCAGAGGGCTCTCCTCACCGTCCGGGGACGTACCGTCATATTCGACACGGTGCCCGTTCGGAGAGATGAGAACTGCATCGTTTTCGACGGTCCAGCCCTCAAACCCTTCGCTGTTGAAAAGTTCCTGGAATGCTTGTTCCATGGGATTTCCTCCTCGTTGGTTGGTATTGCGATTGACACGGTCGTGTCAGTCGTCCCTGCCTGGGGGTCGAACCCAGGTCCCTGCCAGTCAGGGGTATTACTCAGCCCTCAGCACGACGCTCGTTGAACTCATGCTCAAGTTCTTCGGCCATCTGCTCAGGGGACCCGTAGGCCCAGCCGCCGTGACCGCCCTCACACTCCCAGCCCTTGGTCCCTGACGGGGCCACCTTTACGGTGATCGGGGCACCACACCTTTCTGGATGGTGGGTGTCCCAGGGCCCGTCTGGTTCGGGGTGGGGGACGAGAACGATCATGCTGCAGCCGTTGCGGGCCGATTCTTCGGCCTGGTCTGCTGCCATGTTGTCGGCTTCGACCTCTGCCCGGTGCTTCTTGCAGCACAGTGGCCAGCGGTCGATGTCGCAGTTACTCATGTGGTTCCTCCTCGCTAGATTGACACGGTCGTGTCAGTCGTCCCTGTCCAGGGCTCGCACCTGGATGCCTGCTAGTCAGGGGTTCTCCCGTCAGGCCGAATACACCATCGGTGTGCCCTGCTGGGTCGGGAGACCAGTATTGGGGTTCAGGTGCTTCTCCTGCCACCAGAAAGGCATGTCCCGGGGGGCCAGGCCCTCCGGGTAGTCCTCAGTGGTGAGCCCCATGTAGCGGTCCACGATGCCGTCGATAACAGCCTCCTTCCAGACCTTCACGGAATGGTTGTAGGCAGCAGGGGTCACCTCGCCCCGAACGAATGTTTCGTAGTCCGGTGCGGGGGTCCGGTCCATGATCTTCATAACCGTCCAAGTCAAAGCGAACTTGGTTCCATGGTTCGGCAACCCCAGGCGCTCCATGACGTAGGTGTAGGTCTCAGACTGAACTGGGACCTTGGTCTTCGCCGCCCCTGAGAGGGGCCCTGGGAAGTCGTTGGGGTGCAGAAGGGACAGCAACCCCTTGACCAGGGTCCTCAGGACACCCCGATCAACTGTGATCGTGATGTCGGGTCCGGCCGTGGATGTTTCTGGTATTACGCTCATTTTGCATTCCTCCTCGTTGGTGTTGCTAACTGACACGGTCGTGTCAATCGTCCCCGCCAGGGCCTTGCACCCTGGTGGCTGCTAGTCGGGGGTGGGCGGGTCAGCCCTTGCGCTGAATCTTCGTGATCCTGGACCGGATGTCTCCAGCCCATGGCATGGATGACACCAGGAGCGGTGGCCCGTCTTCCAGGACGCAGAACGTCCGCACTGAGGCACCCTTGATGTGGGTGTGAGTCGGGTGGGGGCCGGAGCAGTTGACTGCGGTCCGACCGTCCGGGTCGACCTCTGCTGATTGGAACACCCACCAGCCTCGCTTACCTCTGATCCTGAACCTGGTCCCAGGCTCCAGGGGGTACCGGAAGCCCGGGACCTTGACCTGGTCCGGGTACTGGTAACCCTGCGCCAGGCGGGCTGCCTTGCGGGCTACCTGCTGGCGGCGGATCTCGTTGGTTGCTTTACTCATGTGGTTCCTCCTCGCTTGATTGACACGGTTGTGTCAGTCGTCCCCAGCCAGGTCTCGCTCCTGGTGCCAGCCCTGGGCTGGTCTGAGGGGTGGTTCAGTCCACCGTGCCGCCTGTTGGAGGCAGTGTCGGTGATCCCAACCAGTCGGGTGTGGATTCGGCTAGCGAAACCGCCAGCGTCCTGGCCTGCTGTGGGCTCAGGTACAGCGTCACACCCACATCGCCGCCGATGTCGACGGCAACGAACGGACTGCTGTTGTCGAAGTACCTGGTCGTGATCTCAGCCGGGTCGCTGTGCAGCATGTCGGCATGAATGTCGACTGTTGCAAAGCCATCAGAGCGGTCGTCGGGCGCAAAGTCGTTGACATGGGCAACCCAGGTGTCAGCCCGGACCCGTGTGTTCTTGAACCCGTTGCTGTTGCGACGCTTGTACTCCACCGTTGTGTTACTCATTGTTGGTTCCTCCTCGTTGGTATTGCTGTTGACAGGGTTCTGTCAATCGTCCCTGCTCCGGGCTTGCACCGGAGAGCCTGCTAGTCAGGGGGGTGTGGTC